TAATACAGAAGGCATCAAATCACGACTGTAATTCGTGTACTTAGTCTTGAGCGCGTTAGAATAAACCGGAGCGGTTAAAACGCCTAAAGGTCTAACAGGTCCTACAACTTCCGTGCTCGCACCCTCGGTAGCTGCGACAATATTGGCACCATTAGCATCTATGTCTGGAGTGCCAAAATCACTATCATGTGTTCCGTATGTTACCTTGTATGTGCCATAAAAGGCAGGAACAACAGCCCTAGCAGCTTCTTCTGCATCCGAGAATGAATCGGTTGCGCTAAGACCATTAGTCTCATTTAACCTACCAACGAATGTTCCAGGAAGCAGGACGATGGGATCATCATCATGCAACTTGTCTAACATCGCGACAGGGAGAAAGTTCGCAGCCCTGAGGCCTTGAATCGAAGGACGTACACCTTCGTAAAGTTCTTGGTATGGGTGATGAATTTTCCCATAGCCTCTTCCAGTTCGAATAGCCATTTAATTACCTCTTCTAAATTTGATCCATTGGATCAATGTCTGTTTTCTTGATAGTCGATACATTTTCCTCTTTCACAGATTTGGCCACAGGAGGTTTCTCCTCAACCCTATCTTTTATGAAAGATGGTAATCCATTAGACTTGAAACTACTTGCTAGCTCAGGCACTAGATCCTCAATGCTATCTCTAAGGCTTTCAACACTTCTCGCTGCAACATGAGTCACTGCCTCTCCGAAGCTTTGGTGATCGGCTACCGATTTCACCTGCGGCTTATGGAGTTGCATTTGCATAGTGACCAGTTGAGAGGCGAGCTGCTTTTTGAATTCCTCAGTAATGGCAGCATTCTCATCCATTAAGCAATTGTACTCACTTATCTTAGTGTCGTACAACTGCTTTGCCTTCGCTAGTTCTGCTTCAAGTTCTGCAGTTCTAGACTGACTATCTTCTAAAGCCTTTTCCAAGACAACAACTGTCCTATCTAGAGGCTTATCCGTATCATCCGTATTTTTCGCAACATCGGTATCTTTAATCTCGTTCTCTTTCTTGGTACTCATAATATTTTGAGCATCCTTCCCACCTTCAGGATCATTTAATTCTCCTGATTGTTTATCGGTATTGATTTTTGAATTACTTGTTAATGAACTGCCGGCCAGCTCCTTAATTACTTCATGTTTTAGCATATTTTTAATGCTGGCAGCCATCTCCTCTATATTGTAGTTGGCGTTTGTGTCGCCTAGACCAAGAGACTTAGGCCAATCTAATTTTTTGCTGCGTGACCCATCTTTATCCATATCGAATCCTTCAGGAACAGCAACCCTTACAGCACGCTTTGCGTTATCTTGCCCATAAGGAATTTCATCTTTATCGTCTGGAGATCTAATCAATTCTGTCACCCTGCCTTCTGAGTCCGCTAGCACTATTGAGCAGACTCCACCAAGAGTATCTGCGGTAACAACTTCTACTGTTTGTTCTTTTGATTCTGGAACTATAGCGCTATCAAAATCTGCGCTTAATATTCCTGCGAGTTCATTGGCGGGGTGGTTCACAAATGAGCATTCCATATATTTCATCTTACCTGTAACAAGATAAGCTCTATATTTTACTCCTTCTAGGTCGTAGACTCTTCCTGGTCTGTGATTACAGACTTCTTCTTCGTCAGTATCACTTAGCCAATCATGGCCACATATGGAGCAATATGCCTTGTTGCTGCTTTGTCCAGTAGAAACAGTTTTATATCGTCCGTCTAGTATCTTTTGTTGTGCATCTTTATCAGAAACAGTTCCACTTATAACGATATATCCAGATCCCGGATTTGTACCATGATCTGGATTCTTCCAATCGTTCTTAAATCGATCATCTTCCCATAGCTGTACAAATTTTTGCGAATCTATTCTACCTATCGGTTCAGATTTAGAATCGTGATGCTTCAGGAATGGTTTGTCATAACCAGCTGTGCCTCCATTGTCTTTGGAGACCCAAGAAGATGCACCTGCTTTTACTCCACTACCAGGATAAACACGATTATTGAGTAAGTAGCCGGAGTGAGTTGCTTTAATAGTTACCCTGAAGCTAGGGGCATTAATAGAAGAATATAAATCTTCTAAAATATTGTTAGCGTCAGTATATATATCGGATCTTTCTGGCATACCAAAGAGATCGGTAAATCGAACTTCTCTGTTCATTACTCATCTCCCTTGTTGATATTTATATCTTCATCTATCACACATGTGGTATTTAACCGTATATGTGGACCAGAAACATCTCTTTTGCTTACCGAAGCAATCGGCATAACCACTTCTTTCTCTAGATCAAGTGTTCCATCTTCGCTAATGCTATTATACATAATTCTGATATTCTTCCTACCAGCCTTCTGTAACGTAGTCATGTATCCGTACTTATAAGCAAAGTCCGCGGTTTGGACTGTCATCATATCTAACTCAACTTTTAATGCGTCAAAGATGCTAGACGCCTTAGCCGGGTCTAAGTCAAGTTTTACTTCATTATCTAAATCTATCTTCAACATTATCATAGCCTTACGATTGAGCTTTATCAACGGTATACGTATGTGCTTAGACAAAAATAGGCTGATATCGTCCTTAGATACTAGCTTATTGGTATGTATATCTTTGCGTGCTTCCTTTGCTCCGCTCTCTATTTCAGGCAATAAGTACTTTTTTGCATCAGACATCATTGCATCTGTTTTTAATATTAATATTTTCTTTATATCATTAGACCTAGTGGCCTTATTGTACTTGCCGTTTCTAGCGCTAAGGCCACAGATATCCTCGCACATTTCTGACCATGAGTAAGAGAACTGATTGAATAGCTCTTTCATCATCAGACTATTCTGAGCAACTGATTTTTTAGTAGTGGCAGTACCATGCTGGTTAGTCGGGCGAGCTTTATTGGTGACGGTGTTGGCGGATCCTTGTGAACTGCCTGGGCCCTGTTCGTTCATTGCACCAATCTCGGCTAATGGCTTAGTATATAGCTCGTGGAAAGTATTCTTTCTATCTCCATCAGCATACGGTTCTCGATTGAGATAGTCCGTTCTTAGCTCATCCTCTGTTATAGCATTCTGCATAAATAGCTGAATACCATGGTTCTGATGAGCTCTAGCCTCTTCTCTATCTATGTCTGGGAATCTCAGAGAGACCCGTACATCGCTGACTAGGTTAAATCCACCCTCTAATAGTATGATATCAACTATCTTGGCGGTGAACATTTCAGAAAATACATTCTGTATTTCTGAACATGCATCGACTAAATTCTTTGTAACCGTCTGCGCAGTAGCCTTATTCGCAGTATCGCCTCTGCCTAGGTCTATTCCAGATAACCTCAGGCCGCCAAGAACCCTACTCTCAAAGTGAGAGAGATAGGGTTCTAAATCTAATACCTGGCCTTCTGTGCCAAGCATGTTTATCTCTACTCTTTCGGAGGTGACTAGCCCACCCTCTGGAGGCAATGCATCTACTTGTGCTCCAATAACATCTACCTCTGAGAGTGTCTGTCCATCTGGAGATGTTATATATCCAGCTGGCTTATCTTTTGAGCCTACCTTGGCATGGAATAGAGGGAATGTATGCTTGTGGGTTACTAGCTCGGCTAGTTCCTCTAGCCTTCTCAAAGCTCTGATGTCTTCAAGAACAGGCACTATATATGGTGTACCAAAGGTAAAGCCAGACTTTCTATCCAAATGGAAGTGTACAACGTCGGAAGCCCTGAACTTTCTAGTTTTCTCAGAGTCCCATATCTTTTGTTTCCACTCTACTGGCCTGCCAAAGTCATTCTTTTTTACTGCCATACTAGTAGGATCTGCTGGATATAATCCAGAGATAGGCTGCATCGTTTTACCGAACATCCTAATAGGAGAACCACTAGACCTAAGAGGGTCTCTCTTTATTACAAGGATAGCATTGCCGTAGGCAATCAAGTTAGTTAAAAGCTCTCTTACAATAGCAGAGATAGGTTCGCCAGTTATAAGCTCTATCTCTTCAAATCGTTTTTTTACATACGCTATAGCTTCTTTATCTTTACCGTGCAGATGCCATCCTTCTTTCATGGATAGCTCTCTGTGCCTTCTAACAGAAGCAGCAAAGAACGATTCTACATCTAGCGTCTTGCCTATTTCCCCAAGGTTGTACATTGGAGTGATATAGTTGCCGTCTCCCCCTAGACTGGGGTAGCCTCTTGCTGTTAGGCTCGTTTTATAGTAGAGCGTAGATACAGCTTGTCGCGGAGATTCCTTAACAGTAGACTCTACGCTAGAAGGCTTAGTCTTGCGGACAAGCCTAAGATCCTCTTGCTCTGGTTTAGTAGTAGAGAACACTGACGCTATTCTACCGAGAAGACCCATCTGATTCCTTTAACATCTTTTTAATCTCTTCGTCGCTAATTTCCATTTTACAAGTCTTAAGTATGTTCCTTATCACTTCTTCTGATGTTTCTGGCTGATTAAACTTATCAATAGCCGGAATAGTCGTAGTATTGCTCAAGCCAAAGAGGCTGGAGCTTTGACTAACTCTTATCGGCTTATTGTCAGAAAAGTACCTTTCTCGTAAATCATCAGGAATATCAATTGTATACTGATTCGACGGTATACTTAACCCACCTACAACCTCATCTATCATATTATCTACAACATCGTCAGACATATTATAGCATTCATCAAGAGACTGTTCTAATATAGAGGATAATATCATGTCCATATGGCTTAGTCCTCTTAGCTGCCATTTCGTCTGTACGGTCTCAATATTTCTCCATACTATGATAGACTGCTGTTTTTCGCTATCTGTCTCATTAGATCCTATTTCACTAACAATATCTTCGACAAAATCTAACATAGATTTAAACATATCATGGAATAATTTGCATTTTACATAAAGATTTTCCATTATAAGTGTATTCATTTTAGAAAACCAAGAATCATTTATCCTTCCTATGACGCCCATCACCCTATGCTTTATATGTTTTATATACATAAAATCTGCATTTGCACCAGATAGCTGTGCAACAGTTTTCTTTGCGTACCTGGCGGATAAATTTACAGAGAGCGTTTTTGACGCGGCTCTTAAAACTACCTTAATTAGCTTAATAGTTTTTTTATCTGAGATACCGTGCTTAGCCATTATTCTGAATAAGCAGCATATCTGATCTTTAGTAACTCGATAGGCGCTAGTTTGTGCTACGTTGTTTATAAGAGCTCTTTGTTCATTAGAATTGAATCTCATGGATTGAGATGTTGTAGCACACATATTTTTAAAATTATTTTTAAAGGCTGCTAGAAACTCATCCTTCAAATGGTCTGATACATAATCTTCATTGCCTGATCGAGGTAACTTGTCTCCAAGATTCAGTCTTATATTAGCTTCATGAGAATATGTAGGATAATACCTATACATATCTACCGATGTATTTCTAGATTGCCTAAGACCAACATAGTTTATCCAGAGATCATACTTTGGATCTAAAGATGGATAGATATATCCAATCACATAATCTAATATTATTTTATAATCATTTTGAGATATTTTCTCTAAGGCTAACTCATCCATTCTACTAAATGTAAATTCTTCTGGGGCAGATGAAGAAACAGAAGATGATGATGAACCACGACCAACATTACGAATTGCCTGAATCAACTCCTTGTTTAGCACATCTATCGCAGAGGCAAAAGCAATAGCAATGACTAATTTCATTGCACCATACGCAGCTCCTTCTGGATGTTCTGATGGTGGAGATATTTTAAGTATCTCTGGCACATTAAATATATCTTGGAATTTATGTATTGCATAATTCAATAAATAGACTGAATCAAACATTAAAAGATCATTATCGGAAATTCCATGAATAATCCTGTATTTAAATCTCCTAGTAGTAGTAGAGTCTAAACTAGGATTACCTGTCATCGATTCAGAAATAGTTAGAGTGTAATTAAGTTGAACCTGCTCATACTTTTTTACTGCAGTAAGAAATAAATGAAAACTTATTCTTGCGCCATCCGCTTCCGATGGATCTTTTCTTGCTACGGCGGCCCTTACGTCCTGCACGATAGGATCTACAGGGACATGCGTTGCCCTACACTTCTCATCTAATAAGTTAAGCAACTCATTAGATAACATTATATTATCTTTTATATCACTAAATATCTCCTGCACTTCCTTTTCTGCTTCGTCCTCTATATTCGTATTAATTACTGGCGACCCCTTAGGAGGATCTTCAGTAAGACTCCGCTCTCTTTCAAAGGGTTTTGGTTTTTTAGAGAATATACCCATCAGATGTTACCTCGACCAAACCGGTTGCCCCTAGGAGTGTTACCGTGATATCTTGTTCTACCTTGAACTGAATCTCCTCTAGATCTGTTAGTGGCCTGTCTCCTAGCGACATACACTCCTATGTCGTTTCCTCCTACTAATGTTTCTTTATCTTCATCTGTCCTTTTCTCTGGCTTTAGATCTTTTTGCATTTTCTTACTAAATTTCTTCGCCTCTTCTAAATCTATTTGACGCTCAGTGATATTACTCAACTCAGGAAATGGTGAGTCGTTATCATGGTCACTACCTACACCAATAGAATAAGCAATATCCATAACGTGTTCTATCTTTTTTATATCACTAAACTCTAAAATATGACCCATAATACATAGCATCCATGCGGTAACAGTGTGCTCATAGTCTTGAGAATACGTAGGTACGCCGCTTGGACTATACTTAACTATCTTGAATGCTCTTATCTGTTGGACAATACCTATGTTGGCGAAGGGTATCTCGCTAGGTACGATCCTTGTGGTCGTATCTTCATCTACAGGCATTAATACCTGCTTCATCTCCATTGTTCGACATGACGCATCTACCATAAACTGTTTTACTGGTTTCTTGATAGGCATACCGCTGACTGGATCGGTTATCTCTATATTAGAGTTCATAGTCATGGGCTTGACACGCTCTTTATAGTTGGTGTGTTCGTTAGGATAATCCATGTCATATTTCCACATCATCTCAACTTGGACGTGTCCATAGCCAGCATCTACATAGATGTATGCAGTTTGATTACCCCATACTTTGTCAAGCTCCATTATTTTCTTAATAGCTTCTATCTGTTGAAATTCCTGAGTTCGTATTATATGTTTGTCTACTGTTTTATACATGAGTCGACCATCTACGTTCATGGCCTCAGTAACAACTATGTGCGTACCTGTAGTCTTACCCCAGTCTACTCCTATAACATACTTAGACTCTGCGTGCGGGATGCAATCTTCATAAGTGTAGTCAGCCAGGCACGCGTTAACGTCCTCGCTTCTAAACACACCCTCAGCTTCGTCACCAAACTCAGCAAGAAACTCTCGTTCGTATCCAGTCTTTGAGTAGTTCTGCTTAAACATATGATCTACTTTTGGAGTCCAACTAGGAGATTCCGCAGATATAAACCAGAACTCCTTAAAGCCTTGACTCTTGTCACAACACCAGTTATATAGTTTTTTACGTATTCCAGTAGGCGTAGATGAGACGATGAGTTCGCAAGTCGGGTGAGAAGCCATTATCGCCATGATCACTTCGATGTCGCTGTCATTGATATAATCAACTTCGTCCATGATAATAAAATCTGCGTCCTGACCACGAACCTTATCGGATTTTGCGCCCGAATGTGCACCAGAAGACCAGCCTCGAATAACTCCACCTGAGCTGAATTCAATCATTTGTGGATTAAGGACATTCCTCTTAATCATGCCTGGCATATTTAGTGTAGAGGATCTGCCTATAAAATCACGCATAGTATCAAATATCTTTGCAACTTGGGGCTGATATGGCGCAAGCACAAGTATTTCAAACTGCCTATCAGTAAGGCCGCCGTTAGTAAACAATTTCCAAAGAGCAAGAACACTCATCGCTTCAGTTTTGCCGACACGACGTCCTGCGCGAATGGCTTTAAACTGAGATGAACATCGCATGACCTCTTTCTGATACCATCTAGCCTCCCAGTCAAATTCAAACTTAGCCCAAGCAACTGGATCTTGTAGCATTTTATAGTTCTCGAACTCTTCGTCAGATAAGCCTTGATTTTTCATCTTCTTAGCTAGCTGTCGGTAATCGCCGTCACAGGTAGGTATAAATGGTTCGGAAGTAAAGCCCTTGCTATGCATATCTTGATAGTAGTCTATACACTTTCTGCAGAAATGACAATCTCGACCAAGCATAGGCTTATAGTCGGATCCCTTATAGTCATCCATTGGCCTATATTTTTCACCAAAATCAATGCCTATTTTAATGGGCTTTTCGCCCTCAATCCTAATCTCATTCTTCTTTTTATCAGGCATGCATGAACGTCGCTTCGTTACCCATTGCTGCTCTGGTGTTCATTTGTGAGTTATGGATAGCGGCCATGGCAGTTTGCCTTTGTGTGAAGCTCGCTCTTGTCTGAGCGAAGCCGTCACCAAGGTCATGTTCCGCGGGCGTCTCCTGGTTCCTTCTGTCATAAGAGTATGTAGACATTCCTTGTATCGCTCCACTTGCAGCAGAAAAACCCATACCAAAGAGATCATTTATTAACCATGCAGAGGATAAGGATTTAAGACCCAAGCCAAAGCCCATTTTGGCTATATCTCTAGGTCTGGCAATTGTATCCCAAAGGCCCCTATGACTACCAGCAGTTGCGTTATACGCGTTAAGTAAGGCCTTTTCACCACCCTTTCCAGTGACGCTGACTCCTGGTATTAATGAAACACGCTGTACATTAGTATGGGTCGGGGAAAATCCAGTAACAACTCCTTGTACTCCACCACCCTGGCCCCACCCAGGAGTACCCCTCCATGTCCCTGCCCTTATATTTATTGACTCTAGAAGAGATCTTCCGGCGCCCTTCTCAAAGCCTGCTGGCGAGATCCCAGGAATCATGCCCATCAGAGGCCTACCCCCTGAGCCCATACCTTGTCTACCTATGAGCCCGGCGCCAAGACTCTCCATGGTTATTGCCAGAGTTACGTCGGCAACTAAATTGCCTATACCAATATTTTCATGGTCAGATGCAGTTGATATGAATTGGAATCCATGAGAATCTATTGGTCGGTTATATTGCATATTACATATTCATTCTATGCGCATGGAGTGTTGCATTGTAATTTATATTGCTGAAGCTTCTCTCTTGAGGCCGAGGTCTCGCCTCTTGCGTCCTTCTTAGATTTCCTCTTTTGATAGATCCTATACCTACGGCCGTTCCAACGCCTAAACCACTTAATGTTCCTGCAGCCATAGCTCCACCCATATATGTCATCGTAGGATCTATTTTTCCCCAGACAGACCCACGTCCGACCATAGCACCCGCTGCCACGAATGGAAATTTCCCCACTGGCCATAGTATACTTTTAAAGGCGCCAAAATTCTTGGCAGTCTTCATTGAGTGCGACATCCTTATCTTTTCTTCATTCTTCGCTAATCTAGTTTCAGCCCTTGCAGCTTTATTGCCTATCCTCGTCTCGCGCCTAACTGCCTCTCTGGCTTGGCGGCCTAGAGGCTGGGCTGAGCTTAGGAGTCTATTATGAGATTGAACTCTACTCCTCAAATCACCCATTCCTCCTACTGTTGGCCTTGGCAGTCCCTGATAGGCATTGGGTCCCCCCATACGATGAGCTAGACGACCTGCAGATGTTCTACGCGTTCCAGCCCTAACCCTTCTTAATCTTCCTATAGAACCAGATGCAGAGCCAAGCAGAGCCATATCGTCCGCTGACGAGGCTGAACCTTTTATACTATCTCTAATTCGGCTTACTGCAGCGGCTCCACCAGTCTTACTACTGAATCTTCCGCTTGCCAATATCGCAGTTCTGCCAATAGCAGTTACTCCTGTAACACCCGCAGCAGCAGT